ACACCACTTGGCTAAACTGGGCAGTGTTAATATCGTTGAATATGTAGCGTTTAACATTACACGGAAGCGTCATTACCGAGCCATCGTATTTGTAGAACTTGTCACGCCCCATCCAGTAAGCTGTACTACCTGCGTAAGCAGTGGCGTTCTGACTGGCAACAGAGATGTTGTCTCCCATTAACTGGGCATTCCACACAATATCCCCGCCCAAGTACTGCATAGAATAGAGAGCTGAATCAGTCCATACCAAGACTTCTTGACGCGCTTGTACTACAGCAATGATTTCGGTTCCATGTGAAACACGGATGCTACCCGCTGTTCCCGTTGCTGTAACGGCCCAATCAAACACATCTTCTTGGTTAGACCAACGAATTAACATGGGGTCTTGCGTAGTAGTACCTAAGGGATTAGCACCAAAGGCGAACACAAAGCGGTAGATGTCTGAGACACTTACAATGTTAACAATGGAGGGGGCATCCACAGCAAGGGGGTAATTGGTGGTGTCTATTGTTTTGCCTCGCACGCTTGTACCAGAACTTGCATCCCAGTAGAAAATAGGGCCGCCACGGTAGGCAAACACTAAGTCTTCCCCGTAGTTAGATTGACTCCATAGGCGGATTGCAGACGAAGAAGCGTTGGAATAGCCCCATGTACCTAAGCCCCACCCTCCAGAACCCCATCCACTAAACGGTACAGCGGTAGCAGAGCCTGTATTAATCTGGTACGTGCCTATAACCGCAGCGCCACCGTTACCTGTGTCTAAAGCACTAGCAGTAACAGCAACACCTAAAGTGTCTTTAGCGGCTACAGTGTAGGTATCATCGGTAAGTACAGTAGAAATCTCATACTCTTGATTGAGGACAACAGCAGTTATATTGCCACCAAGAGTTACCGCACCGGAGAAGGTAACAAAGTCCCCGCCAGTTGCACCGTGGGAAACATTGGTAATAGTAAGAGTGGAAGAACCGTTAGTGGCTGAGAAAGTTACAGCACCCGCTACAGTAGTCAGACGTATAGGGGTTATATCGTAGTAATTACCACCACGTTCTATGTAGTACTTTAAGGTAGTACCCACACTAATGAGGTTCTGACCACCTAACGTGATCCAGTTCCACAGTGAACGGCAGACTCCTAGGAACGTGTTGGCAGAGATGCGTTCCCAACCGCCAATCTTTTCGGGCATACCCTGACGGAACCGCACTTTGTCGGATTCATACCACCCACCTTCCGTAGTATAACGGGTGTTTTCGCGGTTAATGCCCGGTTTTAATTGCAGTTTCTTGAGTGGCATTTTTAACCTTATTCAGGATAATCGCCTGTGGCGATCATAGATGCGAGTTCAACGGAGCGCCCTTTAACGGTGCGGCTCCAATCGGAATCTAAAAATTCTTCTGCGGCAGTTTTGTAGTCTGCCTTTTCCATCGCATCTAGTGCCAGTACGAATTTGCGTAGCCGAGTAGCACCGAGGTTAAAACTAATGTCGATCATAGCATCTTTTCTTGTTTGGTCTAAATCGCTGAACCAAGCGTACTCTGTACTTAATTCCTTGATTACACGTTCTATATCCTTCTCTAGCAGGAAGTCCACTTCTTCCTCAGAGAGTCCCAGCCCGCCGTTTACGTCTACATTCCTACCAATTCCTATTGTCCAGTGTCCCGCCGAGCATTTGTAGATTAGGTGACGGCCATTAGTAACAACCTCACCCTCATGCCGTTTAAGCATTTCGATTAAGTCTTCCATGTCTACTTCTCCCTGCTAACGCCCTTAGTTTTCTCAAAGGTACGCATAGCGCCTAGGCCCAACATGCCCATAAGTACCGGCATCATCTCTGAAAGCGCGATCATAGGGATCAACACGCCGCTATCTGTTAGCTCTAAAGCCATGTTAACAAAGGGTATAATGAGGAAGTTACCTGCCATGCCGAGAGCGCAAATCCAGCCAATTGCGGGTCGCCAACCGGCCACAAACATGTTGTGGTGAGCAGCTTCGACCTTGTTGACCTCGATCTGGGCCATGACCTGTTCTTGCGAGTGCCTCTCGGCCATAGTCGCAATCTCGTGCGACAGCTTCTCACGCAGGTCTTTATCTGGGATTACTTTGTCTAGGATAGCTGAGACAGGCCCAATCAGGGCGCTTATTGCAGCAAGCATCTTAAATGACTACCAACACGATAGCGGCTACTACTATAAGCACAATGACCGCGCCAATGTGGTGATGTTTACTTGTCTGTGCTAGCCGCCATACTGGGCCGCCAATCTTAGCTAATAAATTTTTAATCATCTCAACCACCTCACTGTTTATCCGTGAAATTGAAGTATGCCCCAGCCATTAGTGCCGCAAGGAACAGCGTAGTCAACGCTTGGACAATGGTTTTACCCACTGTACGCTTTGCAGAACGCCACGAATCTAACAGTGATCGAAGCTCTGAGACATCGGACAGCAAAGCATCATCATCGCTGAACCCTATGTCCCTCAGGGCTTTTTTAGCGCCAAGCTCGGCAGACTGCTCTATCAAATTAGCCATCTCTTCTTTGGTCATTAGGCAGCATTCAGCGCGTCAATTTGCGCTTGCAACCTAGCTATCTCGGCAACCTTGGGATCAACCCAATCAGCTACTTCAGTCCAGTCTGAACCGTCAAACTCGTAGCGGTTTCCCTGCCAGTCAGCCGGAGCAGTCACGCCAGTGTGCAGAGTTGCATTGCCAGAGTGCATATCGCCAATGTAGAAATCAGGATCAGCGTCATCGCCAACTGTGATCTTGTCTGCACCCATTGTGACGTTTTTCGCGTCATCAAAGATGTAAGGCGAACGCCCTGTGTCGTTAAAAGTTAATGTCTTACTCATTATGAATCTCCGTTCAAAAGTAGTGATGTTGTTGATATTGCTAGTCCTGCGTTGACGCTGCTACTTACAGTAGTTATGGTTCCATCGCCCTGCACATAGTATTTAGAGCCAGTGGTTAAGCTGCTTAACCCTGTAGCCGTACCGCCCTGCACAACAACTGTACCCGTAGCCGCACTGGATATGGCTGCGTCTGCTATGCCTACGAAGTTAGTTGCGGTGAGATTGGTTGAGCCTGCTGAAAAGACAACCCCTGTACCGTAACCTGAATTACCGTTATCACTGTAAGCAATAACTACTTTATTGCTACCTGAATCAAAAGTAGCTCCTAGATAAGTCGTATTAGCAGCTTCAAAGACAGCCGGAGTTCCAAACGATATTGCTGTGCCGCTTACTGTTCCAGCTACTACTGTGCCATAGTCTGAGCCACTGCCATCTTGATACGCTATTACCGCTTTGTTTGCACTTGAATCAAAGGTAGCAGTCATATAATCAGATAGACCGGCTGCAAACACAACCTCAGTACCAAAAGTGATGGTATAACTTCCCGTAACAGTACCAACTATGGCTGTTCCGTAATTTGAGTTTCCATCATCTCGATAAGCAATAACAACCTTCTCCAAGGTTGAATCATAGGTGGCTGCTATGTACGTAGTACCAGCAGTTGCAAATACAGTAGCAGTGCCGCCAAAAAGAATAGTCGAGCCACTAACAGAGGCAAGGTTTACTGTACCATAGCTTGAGTTGCCACCATCTTGATAAGCAACAACTACCCTGTTATAACTTGTATCAAAAACGGCGGATACGTAGTTCGTAGCAGCAGATTCAAAAACAACAGCAGTACCAAAAGAGATACTCGTCCCTGATACCGTTCCTACAATAGCCGTGCCGTAATTACTGTTGTTATAATCTCTATAAGCTATAATAACCGCATTGTTATTGGTATCAAAAGTACATGAAGTACCCGGAACATTAGCAGTTGCAAAAACAACAGGTGTACCAAACGAGATGCTTGTTCCTGAAACTGTCCCAACCACCGCTGTACCATAATCGCTGTTGTTATAATCTCTATAGGCAATAACTACTTTATTGCTATCTGAATCAAAAGTGATTGAGCCATAACTATTACCTGCACCTGATATTGCTACCGGAGTTCCATAACTAATAGCTGTTCCTGAAACTGTTCCAACAGCCACCATCGCCCCAGTGCCGGCTTGGGTGTAACTAATAACTACTTTATTGTTAGAGGAATCAAAGGTTGCCTGATTGGTATTTACGCTATTTGGCTGATAAACAACAGGAGTACCTACCCCATCACTGCTTCCCACAATGGGACTAACCGTACCCGCGCTATTAAGAATCACAGGAGCTTTGCTGGTAATGTTTGCCGTGGCTACCGCTTCAATGGTCTTGCCAGAAGCCCCCGCTGGAAGTAAGTCGGAAAGATTGCTCACGATTGGTACTCCAGATTAATTGATGTCGCTGACATGGCGCGGCCTATCTTGACCGCAGGGCTGGTAGAAACAGTGCTTATAGTTCCGTCTGCCTGCGCGTAGTAGTCGCTGCCCGGAGTCAATGAAGTCAGCCCTGTAGCCGCTATACCACCTTTGATGGTGATGTTGCCACTGGCTGTGTCGAGAATAGCTGCGTCTGATATGCCTATAAAATCTGAAGGGCTTTTGGGCTGAGTTGAAGCTATTTGCCCAAGTCTTAACGTACCCACATCCGACGGATCATCGCCATTTTCAAAAGTAGTCATAAATTGACCCGCACTGTTGGAGTCGGGATTAAAGCGCGTTGTATTGTAAGGGGACGATGTGGGAAAAACCTCAATAGGCGTATCTAAAGCGACTGTAGTTGAAGAAGCTGTGCCTGTCACAACATACAATTTATCTACATACGGAGTTCCCCCCGTATGGTTATAAGAAATAACAAATTTATTGGCAGTATTTGGGTCAAAGGCTATGTTTGGATTTTGTTCATTATCTGTGCCAAAAGTCACCGCAGAGTCGGGATAAGTAATCGTAGTTCCTGAAACTGTACCTAAGATTGCCTTGCCATCTTGTCCCGAACCTTTAAAAGCTATAACAAAATGGTTTGCAGTGGCAGGATTATACTCGACACTAGGGTATTGAGTGGCCGCACTTTCAAAAACACTAATAGCTCCAAAAGATATTGATGTTCCACTTACCGTTCCAATTATTGCTGTGCCGTAATCCCCCGGGCTACCTTGATAAACCGCTACTACTTTATTAGCGGTATTTGGGTCAAAAGCACAGTCGAGATGCTCGGCATTTGTACCAAATGTTGTTGGTGAGTTTGCGGTTATTGTAGTACCTGAAATAGTGCAAACTAGGCCATTACCGGCAGCGCCAGCCCTTTTATAGATTATAACAAAGTTTCCAGACGTATTAGGATCAAAGGCTACGCTGGGTCGGCTACCTGACCCGAGGTTGTTAGTATCATAAATAACGTCCGCTTGCATTGTAATTACGGTAGAAGATACAGTGCCAAGGGCTACTTTTCCTTTGTACGAGTCATTCGCGTCTGAAAAAGCTATAACAAATTGTTTTGCCACATTGGGATTATACTGTAGCCCTGAGAAGCTCAAGGTATCATTTCCATTGCCTACCGTTACAGCAGTTCCAAAAGTGGCTGTAGTGCCAGACAGGTTGCCGACTACAGCTTTTAAAACACCTGCTGATAGAAACGCTATAACAAATTCACCGGCAGTGTTGGGGTCGAAAGCAATAGAATTGTACTTTGTAGTGCTGCTGTTAAAAGTCTGCGCAACACCAGCAGGGATGGTTTCTGAAACAGGAGCAGAAGCACCTATGACTATTACAGTTCCATCTGCGTTAAGGCCAACAGGCTTACCCGCCGCAGAGATTGCGCCATCAGCTACAAAGCTAACTTGTTTGCCCGCGCCCGCAGGGAATAGATCGGAAAGATTTGTCATCCGGTGTAGTCCTTAATGTTGATTTGGGTGGCTGTTATGGCTTGACCAATAAGCTGTCCAGAACTGGATGTGGTTATCGTGCCATCGGTTTGAACGTAGTAGTCAGAGCCAATTGTTAGGCTTGTCTGCACTTCGTTCCTGCTACCCCATGTATTGATTGTTCCGGTAGCTGTATCCAGAATGGCTGCTGAAGATATGCCCAAGAGGTTGGTTGCGGTGAGGTTTGTAATAGAGGCTTCTAGTTGACAGACTACTCCTCCCAGCTCATTACCGCCCGCAGTCCCTAAAGCATAAACACTTACAAATTTTCCTGTGTCAGTGGCAGAGAACGAAAGCGCAACTGGTTGTTGACCACCCCCAATGTCGCCGTTAGCAGTTAACTCGTTGGCACTTCCCCACGTTAATGTGGTTCCGCTTACTGACCCCGCAGTACACGACCCTACAAAATTCACCCCATTAGAACCCCTATTAATAACGGCTAACTTACCCGCTTGATTGGGATCAAATTTAATAGTAAAAGTTGTCCCACTGCCCCCAGTTGGGACAGTCTGATTGCTGCCAAACGTCCATGTCGAACCCACTAATGTACCAGCGCCAGACGCACCAAGTCCTGTACCACCATTAAAAAAAGCCCAAGCAAAACTGTTGGCTGTATTGGGGTCAAAATCCAAATTAAAATAATCAGAATGCCCACTGTTAACAGTTGATGGAGTTCCCCACGAAACAGTGGTTCCGCTAACAGTGCCTTTTACTACCTTCGCCCACCAACCAACTTTTATATAACTCACTACTATTTCATTGGCTACATTAGGATTCCACACTACATTTGAATAAGGGTAGTCATCAGAAGTGTCCCAATTTTCTGCGCTCCCCGCAAAAGCCACTGTCGTACCGCTCACAGTTCCTATGACCACCCCGCTATCGCCGGGTGACGGAGCAATTAAAACATTTGTCAAAGCAAACTTACCCGCCGTATTAGGATCAAAACCAAGCTTATTACTCGCGGAAGAACTGTTCGCCGCGTAAGTGGTTTGAAAAGCTACAGCCGTACCAAACGAACCTAATGTAGAACCTGACAGTGTATTTGCTATAACTGTCTGTACGAGGGTACTACTTAGCTGAAAAACAATAACAAAAGACCCCGCCGTATTGGGATCAAAAGCTACTTGAAGTGGCGTGGTTCTCAGTTCAGTAGATTCAAAAACGATAGGAGTTCCCCACGTTAATGTTGTTCCCGAAACAACCCCTACAACTACATATCCGTACCCTGAATTATCCCAATCTTTATAAGCGGCTACAGCATTCCCAGTGGTAGGATCAACCGCCATTCCCGGACCATCGGCATAACTACTGGAGGTTGTATTCTCCGCCCCAGCAGGAATAGACTCTGCCGTGGTTGCGAAACCCACC